GATGTAGTTGCAACCAAAACTAGCAAGCATTTTTACCTTTTCAGGATCTATTGTCTTTGTTTTCTTATCCATCTTCCTTATTAGAGCTTTCGATGACAGCTTTTATTTTAATCAACGTCCTGCGCCAGTATTCTTTGACTGAGGACTCGGTTATTTCCATTTCCTGCGCAATATCTACAAATGCATGGCCACGAATACGCTCTTTGAACACTCGTAGCTCTTGTGGAGACATACGATCATAGAACTGGTGCGCTGCGAGTTGTAGGTGGCGCAGGGATGGTTCGATCAAACCACTTCGGAAAACTAGAATCATTGTGTGGTAGCGATCTGCGCGGTCGATAGCATGAAGCCACTTGTCAGTGTTCTCATCTGTTAAGTTACTCCAGACTTCTTCCATAGTGGAATTTACAAAGAGGTGTTGACAAAAATGAAGAGGAAAATTCTAAGGCGCAATAAGTAGGCATTTTTGCGTTTTGCCTTGGTATATCCAAGTTTATTATACATAATGTATATTATACGCAATTTTAAATCACTGTAAGTCTAACAATATTAACACTTAACATTTTAAGCAATAATTAAAAACTATTATTATGACCTTTTGACATTATACGCCGTGTTTCTTTTTGTTTTTGGTTAGACTTAATTTTTGTATTTACGCAAGTGTTGACAAATATATAATATATAACTAAATTTATTAGCGAATTGAGAGAGTGCAACAATTCAAAACAAACAAAAGAGAGAGAGAAAATGCAATATCCATTTTACAAACAGAAAGAAATATCTGAATATATTGAAGATTATTTACATGATAATGAAACATATATAAAAGAAAACTTAAATAGACATTCAGATATACATGAGTTACATAATGAAATATTTAATACTGATTACTATATATATGGTTATAATGATTGTCAAATTTGGTTGAGTCACTATGCTTTTGAATGTATTGGAATAATTAAAGAATATGAGCAAGATAATTTTGGAGAGGTTTATACTGATTTAAGTAATGTAGAAAAGGTGGTAAATATGTATGTTTATATAGTAGGTGAGCATTTGTTGTGGAATATGGAAGATAAATTAAAAGAAAGAGGTTTAATAATATAATGACAAAAAAAGAATATATACTTGATTTAATGATTTTATCAGATGATTTTAATTTGTTAAAAGATAAAAACCAAACTTTAAAAGAATACGATCAAGAAAAACAAAAATGCTATAAACGATTAGCAAAATTAATTATGTCTTTACCATTAAACAAAAAGAGAGTAAAAAAATGAAACAATCAAAAATGACTAAAATATTTAAATATATTGATAAAACGCCAAAACTAAGATATAAAAAGTTAATTACTTTTATATGTAGTTTAAATAATCGACCATATCAAAGTGGATACTATGGAACTGTTTTGACTAATTTAAAATATAGTGGAAGAATTCGTGTTAATAAAAGAGGATTCTACCAACTAACAAAATTAGGCAAATCTTTGATTAATACTCCATATGCAAAAACAGAAAAAGAAAAACAAAAAGAAAAACAGAGAAAACAATATTATAAAATAAAGCGTGAAATACAAATTGATGATCAAAATTATCAAGATAAAAAGTATAAAAGAATAATGAAAACTATTCAAAAAAGAGGTACAATCGATACGATTGAAGAATTAACATATTTTTTAAAAACTTTTAAATCATATGATAAAATTGAACTTTCTCAAGACGAAGAAGGAAACGCATTTGGTCAAATATTCGGACAAGTTTTTACAGATAAAGTTGATGCATTTACTGATAAAATTACTTTAATACCAAATATAAGATATTAGATTAACTGAAGAGACTTAATGAGTCGAAACGGCTATTTTTTAGCCGTCTTAATCAAATTAAAGAGAGAGGTATAAAATGAAGTTAACTGAAAAAGAACTATTAGGTAAATTAGCTTTGCAATACGACAAAGTTTCAAAGCTAGAAAAAGAAAATAGAAAACTAAAAAAGGAATTGCTTTTAAAAACTATGTCAACAAAAGAAAAAGCAATTTACATTATGAAAGATGTATTGGGTGAATGGATGGACGGTGGCATAGATGAAAAATACTTTTTTGATGATGATAAGACAAAACATGACTGGGATACTGTATTAATTGAAATGAATCACATATTACACGAAGAAATAAAACCAGGCTAACTGAAGACGGCTAAATGCTAGAAACGGCTATTTTATAGCCGTCTTAGTCAAAGAAAAGGAATTGACATGCTTAAAATACTCGAAAAAATAACGCATGTTTATTTAGCAATTTGCGTTTTAGTTTGGTTGGTCCAATGTTTTTTATAGAGTTAATAATTTACGTAATTTTTGCGTTTTTCTTAGTTCAATTGCTTGACAACTAACAAACTAATCAAAAGAAAAAAAGCCACGTTTCAAGCGTGGTTTTTTTTTACCTATACTTGACCAAGTAGTCCTATTATACATAATAATTTTTATTGGCAAAATATCAAGTGAGCGTTTTGATCGTTTTTAGTGCTTTTTTTGATTGAATTATGAACGCATTTTTTTGCAAATTTTAAAATTATATTTTAGGCGCAGGGTTTTTTATATCTTACACTCATGGTAATTTTTGCTTTTTAATTTGCCTGTTTCGCCATGACAACTTGTCGCGGTTTTTAATTCTAAGAAAACACTTGTCTAACTGGCTAACTCTGGTATCATGCCACCACTCCAAAACCAGCGCACAATGAGTCTCGCCGCGTATGTTCTGAGCAAACTCGCAGTAATTCTCTTTCTTATCCGAAAGTACGCACTTTTCAGGGTAAATCATCGATACGCAGAATATGGAGAATATGGAGAATATGGAGACTTTCTCTCTCTCTCTTCTCTATAAAATATATTTCGCAAAGTCTCTTTAAAGTTTCCTAGGAGACTTTCAAAGTCTCCAAAGTCTCCAAAGTCTCCGTTTTCTCTGCATCGAGCTAATCAAGAAAATCATCCAATTCAGTAGTAATTTTGCAGTAATGACCATGATCAAGTTTACGAATAAGGCCTTGATTCTCCATTCTAGCAAGCCAGTTATAAATAGCTTTTTTGCTTGTTAATTTCATCACACTTTCCAGCGCAGCAGCAAACGCAGAGGTACTAAAATTGTGACCATCTGTCATAACCGCAGCAAGTACGCGTTCTTCATTAGACTCTTTCGGATCGGTGTACCAATACATCTCATTTTTAGGAAGTGGCTTCATATATTTAAAATACAATTCACGCCGATCATCTTCATCAATATTAATCATTTTAATTCCAACTGGTACATTATGCAACTCATTATGACTGCGCACCTTCGTTATCTTCATTACCTTCAATCCAGGAACACGCCTAGCATCAGCCATCTGCACTAAACAATCCAAGAAATTAGAATACGCAGATCCACCTAGCAACTGCGATACATCCAGTGGAGTCATCTCACCAATCTTTTTATGATGCGACACCAACACAATAGCAACTTTATGCCTTTTCTTAATATTCACAATCTTACGTAGCAACTCCATTATATCCGAGTTCTTACTCATTGACAACTGCGTAGAGGTATACAGGTTATCCACCACCAACACATCGTAATCCTCATGCACTAAATTAGCATCAATTATATCCCACTTATCCTGAAACAGATTTGATTGCCCATCACCAGTAAAGCGCAGATTCTTATCGAGATTATCAGACTCAATCGGATACTGATCCATCAACGGCTTACTTACATTCCTGATCAGGCCACTAAAACTCTCATCCTTCAACTCAAACTGCACATGTAACACACGCTGCGCAGTAGGAATCCGATAGTTCATAAACGGCACACCCATAGCAAGGCACATGGACAACTGCAAACTAAACACCGACTTACCCACATTGGTCCCACCTGCGATACCCATAATATCACCATCATAAAACAGCGACTCAATAATCGGTCTAGGCAACTGGTTAAATGTGGTCCGAAACTGCGACATGCTAAACGACTGCATACCACCCAGATCCACCGCGCTCTCACCATACCTGACACACAAACTAAGCAGGTTTTCGAGCGTATTTCCATCGTTAAACCAGTCAGTTATATCATAGCCAGAAGGTTTATCTTGCCAATCAACGGCATACAACTCCAATTCCTTGGAAAACATCCGTTTTGCCACCTTTTTCGATCCTTCAGCACCTTTTTCATCGTTATCGTAAATAATATATAGCTTATTATATCCTGTAGGCATGGTTAATTCAGCAGGCAGCGCACCTGCACCAGACGTAAACGTAATCGCAGGTGCGCCTTGGCAGTACGCGGTGACTACATCTTTTTCACCTTCGCACAGTATAAGATAGTCCTTGGAGAGTTGCGGAGTCCCAAATACCTTACACTGCGCATCACCGAACTGCTTACCTTTATGATGCTTTACATGATTCTCATTGATTTGAAATACTAACTGTGGCTGATTATCCTCGGATCGCACGCCTACAGGCATTTTAAGACATTGATCATTCCAAGGCAACTGTAATTTATCAATTACCATCTCCCAATGCTCGATAAACGCATTCCGCGCATCTGCGTAGCCACCTTTATCAGCAGATACAACAGCCTTGGTATTTTTTAGTACGTATTCTTCTCTTTTTTGTACTTCCTCGTCATCAAAATGCCACGTAGCCTGACATTTGTGGCAGAAGGCATAATCTTCATTAATTGTGACAGTGCCTTGCGGTCGATTAGAGCCAATGTCACACTCAGGACACCAAGCTCGCCTACCATTTTGTGCTATTCGAGTAAATACATCCTGCGGTCGCTTCACAGAAGCCTGCGCAACTTATTTAGTGCGCAACAATGCTTAAAGATTTGCGCACCGGCATCAAGTTTGGTACGATCTATGGTGTGCTGATGAAACTTGCCATCCTCTTTCCCAAAACGCATAATAATGCCATGAGATACCTTTGCCTTTGGCTGCGCAGCTTCGTACATCATAGTATATGCACCTAACTGCACAATCATTTCAGGATATGGTCCACCTTTCGATGTTTTCCAGTCCACAACAATTAATTCATCATCTTTTTTGGCAATGGCATCTACTGTGCCACCAACCTGCAACTCTTCATTTACCAGGACAAGTTCACTGGCTAATATTTTCATGCCTGCTTTTGCGTACCATGATTCAAAACCAAAAAACGCTTTTAGTGCTTTTTCTTCTTGATTAGGTGTGAAATCACGTGTGTCAACATCAAAACCTTGGAAATAACCTTGTATTAGTAGGTGTGTCAACGTTCCTATGCGACCTGCTTCACGCATCACTGCATCGGCATCCTCGCCCTGCGCAGTAACTCGCTTTGCCCATGCAATCAGTGTATTCTTGTTCCATCCTAACTGCGCGTTAATGATTGTGGTTACAGAACTAGCACGATTGCCATTCTCAAGGACATAATTTTGCCCATGCAACTTTGTTTTACTCATTCTCTTTCCTTTTGTATTTATTGATTAAAAATAATATATAATGCAAAATAATTAATGCTAATATTCCATTTAGCAAATACTCTGATATATCTATTAAAATCATTCTTCCACCTCATTACAATGTTCTTTACAGTTTGAACAACGTGGTGTTTCAATTTCCATTAATTTTGCTCCACAACAATCGCTTACTTTCATTCTTGCACCTCATCGAATATTTCTAACAACAGTGATTCCATTTTTTCAAATTTTTTATTTATAAACCAACGCTGTAAATAATGATACGCAATAATAGATACGATAACTATGGTAACTATAAACACATCAAAAGCATTCTCTTGCAGTGATTCTAACCAATATTTCATAGGAT